ACACCCAGTAGTCTCTGCACCTTCCAATCACGACTTGATTGGCTTGGCTCAGGATTACCCTCGTCTTTACGTTAGGGCTTCCCTGAATTCATCCGGTTTGCACCCATCGATTGCTCGGTGGGGTGACAACGTTGAGCGTTCAGATTAAACAATTAAAATTGTTTACCAGGACCTGAACTAGCTATCAATAAACACCTTGGTTTATCCTCCAGTGTCGATGTTTTTATCGGGTGAAAGATAAAGACACTTACGTCTTATCTAACACAAATTTTAGCAGGTAGTGAACTTAAGATCACATGTACTGCGTACTAGCGTAAGGTGTTACGCCATATTTGGCACTTGCCGTGTTGCTTGACCCAGGGGATTCTGGATCAATTGCACCGCCTTGACCAAAACCTGGTACACCCATAGCACCAGGAATCGCGCCAAGTGCTACACCGCCAAGACCGGCGGTAAGTGCAGCAGCAGGAACAAGACCTGCGGCAGCAACTTTTCCGTATGAACGTGTGGAAGGACCTAAGCCCTTTTCCGGTGGTGCATTAAGAGAAGGATTGACGGGACCTTGTGCAACTTTGCCTTTTCCGATTGTTCCAGGGGCAATCGGGGCGGCAAGAATTTGCTCCTTAGTCAACCCACTTGCTTTTTTGCTTTTGAGTAAAGCACCTGCACGAGCGGCAAGCTCTGGCGCGTAACGTCCCGCCAGCCTTAAGCCACCATAAGCACCAAGTCCACCGGCAGCCGCAGCAAGAGCAGCAGATCCGGGATCTTCACCTTGAGAAAGGGCGTACCCACCCGTGGCTAAGCCAGCGGCAATAGGTACGCCATAAGCTAAGCGATTACGCATCGCCTCACTCCATTACAAACAGTTTGTTGGCAACAACTTGAGGCTGAGCTTGGTTCAGGAGGCGCCAGGCTTGTGCAGGATCTACATCCATTTGCTGCTTGAAGGAACCCCAGAAGTTTTCAGGTTGCTGAGGAGCGGAAGCTGCAGGGGGAGCAGGGAATTGACCAAGGGCACTTTGAATCGGAGCAGTGGGATAACCACGGGTCTCCAGTTGAGCCTCATCTTCGTACACAGGGTACGGACCTTCAGGACCGAAGAACTTCAGCGTGTAATCGCTCAGTACATCGGGATTGGTCAGGATCTCGTTGTAAGCCAGGTTCTCTTGGTGCTCAGCAACAGAGAAGTTGGCATAACGCTGCAGGACATCTTGGGCCTTGCTGCCCCAGGCAACAGCGCTATCCAGCATCCCTTCCAGTTGAAGGGCGTAGTTATTTAGGATTGCGGGTGCTTCTACCCCGTACGCGTCTACCACGTGGCGCGTTTCCGGACTCCACTGGAGCAGATCCGCCACGTCCGCCAAGGATTGAACCGAGTAGGTTTGGGAAGAGTTGGGCGAGGAGATCTGGTTGGGTGACCAGGTCTGCTGAGCCGATTGTTGCGTAGCTGGGTTGCTGTACTGCTGGCCGTAATTGGCTGGAGCGTATTGCGTCGTCGGAGACGATTGACCCTGGAACGGGGATTGAACTGGTGCGCTCAGCAGATTCACCACCTTGTTGAACGCCGACTCCCAGGGGTTGCTGCTCGGAGCTTCCGGTTGGGATTGGGGGGCGTACTGCGTAGGGGCTGATTGGTAATTGGGGGCCACCTGAGGCACCGCTTGGGGGTAACTGGTACCCACTTGATACGCCACTGGAGCCGGGCTCTGTGCCACCTGGTAATTGACCGGGGCTGGAGCCACGTAGCTGCTTGGAGCCACCGCTGCCGGGACTTGGCTCGTCTGTGGGATCGATTGGACGGTAGCGTCCTGCATAACTCATCTCCTTTTGTAGAGCTTCTAAGGTTCGATACAGATATGGAGTTAAATCCAATCTTGGATCCGCAGCCATCGGAAGATCCGGTGCTTGCGGGTGAGGAGTCTGCATCATGCCCCCCACTAAGCGAGCGAATTGAGAGTATGCACCCTGTAATTCGTTCACCATCCTGAATGGGAACCCAGATAACATCTCGGCCCTTTCCTCATCCGTCTTAGACGGGAAGAGGTATTTCAGTGCTTCAATGCTATCAACACCTAACTCCTGAAGGTTGCGTACCACGATGGAGTTGTTAAGGATGTCCTGCGTGGAATCCTCATATACAGGTCCCAACCAACGCCACAAAACAGTGACGTCACCATCTGGAATCAAACCAATGACATTAGGTGGAATCTGTTGTGCTTCCACGCAAGCCATCATAAGGCTCTTGAGTTGCTCGTTGTATTGCTTCTCTGCTGCTTCATAACCAGCTTCATCTTCCGGTGAAGCATCTGGCGGTAGATCCACAGGCTTTTCAAGTCCTGCTGCAGATGCAAGTGTCGCTTTGAATAATTGTTCTTCTTGGTAGATAATCAATTCAAAACAACGACACAAGCCGTGTGTATAAATAGCATTTGCTTTTTTCTTTGATGTAGCAGCAACGCGTCCAAACAATGATTTGTACTCAGTTGCTGTCACACCAGCAGAAATTGAAAGTTCGTCTACACCACCAAGTGCGGTGCGAATCTCTTCTCGATACTGACGAGCAAATGCATTTTGGTCACCAGTGATTGCATCTGGAACGATATAGCCAACACGGTCGTTTGGTTCCAGGTTTGCAATGACGCGTGGAACACGGATCTGGCCATCAACACCACGGCTGACGGGATCAGCCTTGAACATCGACCGACTCATCGGTGATGGGCTAGTAAAGCCAGAGTTTGCAGCAATGGAAGGACGCTGAACAATAGCGTCTCCCCCTGCCTCCATGAGGTCAGTCTTGGGGCGAGACGACAACAGCGTTGGGTTACCAAAGAAAGTGATATTCTTCCGCATCGTACGCATCATTTCGTCATGCGTACAAATGTGATTGGCTAGTGCATCAAATTCACCAATACCCTCTGAAGAGAAGCCCTGGGGATTATTGATGATTTCAACGCAGGGGATAAAGCCAAGACTATTTTTAAACGTCTTGGTATGCCCGGTCAATGCATAGGTTGGCATCTCAAATGACATCTCGGAATCCGAGTGCGTCTCTTCAATCTCTCTGGGCTTGATCGAAAGTCTGATGTAACGCTTTGCACCAGGACTGCCAGTGCTCAAGCCACCTGTTAGCGATGTGGTTGAAAGCTGATCACCAAAGCCATTAGCCTTGCGAACCTTATAGCTGTAGATAATTACAACTTCGTCAAGCTCACCGTCAACGTTGTAGTACGCACGATACTCATGCTCGCGGAAATAGTAGAGACGATAGTTTTGTTTTGTAGGACGGATGTAGAAAAGACCTTTGCCATCACACAGGAAATACTCCCAGATTGAATCCAGGCGTGTGTCTAGTTTGTTGTACTTGGCTACACGATCGATAAAGTCTTTGCGCTGGTTACCAAAGTTATCTTGGGATGGAAAAAATTCAACCCCTTGGCGTATGCCAAAGAGTTTCATCTGTGCGATATGAGACGCGACAACGCCAGTGTCTACAACAACGTCACTATCTTTGTCGAGATAGGCATTGATGATTTCCTGAAGCCTGGCTTTAGCGTCTGCCATTATCTATTCTTGTGTTAGTTAAAGCTTAGCAGCTCAAGAGACGTATTTAGCATCAAAGTTTGCAGGGGCTGACGCCTGTAAACCAAGAGGATTTGATTTTAGATAGTTTTTAATTTCTTGCCTGAATGAACCTGGCGCCTGATACTTTTTATTAAAACGCAATTCTTCAACTTCTCGTTGAAACTGATCTTGCGTCATGGGGAAACGAGGATCTTGAAAAGCGGGAATACCCTGAGCAAGAGGTTGAATTTCTACTGGAGCGCCGTAATAAGGCATAGGCATTGCTTGAACGGGCTCTCCACGATACACTAGATCATTCAGCGCACCTGCGCTGACCGGGAAATTTCCTGGGGCGCCAGGGACATTAGCCATACCGCTGTAACGCATCTAACTACCTATCGATCTTTTTATTTTACTCTTCTATAACCTCGTAGCCAGCAGTGTCATTTACTTTGCTGAGAACAATGCCGTTACTGCGTACGTCCCAATTAAGAATATCGCCTTCTTGCCAGCCCAACTCTTCAATTACCTCGTCAGGCAGGGTGATGTACTGATCACCGTTTTCGTCCTCCTGGACCTCGAGGATGTAGCTCATTTAGTGGAAAGCATTGTCTCGATTAGTTTATCAAGCTTATTATTAATTTCGCGAAAGTTGTCGCGCATGTCTTGAATTTCTCTTAAAAAATCAACCTTTAGTACATATTCCAGCGGAAGGCGTTTCAAGTCTTCTTCCAAAACATCAATCCTTCGCTTTTGTGATCCTATGTAACTATAAGCTTGCTGGACCTGATCGTTGTATCGACTCAAGATTTTGGATGCGGCCCAGCCACCGCCTGTGATAGCCGATATAACGGCTGTCAAGCCGATGGCTAAGTATTCAGGTCCCACCGCAAACAATGCTTTTTTCTAATTCTAGAGTTTAGTAATCAAGTTGAAGCTGACCCTTGCGCATCAATCCGGTCAATAGGTAAACCAAGGCGTCAACGCAATCGTCATGACTGCTGACACCAAAGTTAGTCAACTCTTCAAACATAGCTGTAAAGTTGCGGAAACGATTGAAGATAATCTTGCGATCCTCAAACATGCCCATACAGCCACGGAAACGTGCCAGCTTATCGGCACGGAATCCTTTGACGGCATGCCAATTTAAATTGTACAAGCTTTCATTGGTGAGGCATACACGTTTAAAATCAGCTTCCAGAGACGCCTGGTACGCAACCGCTTCACTCCAGATGTCACACGTGGAGTAAGTCGGAAAGTAGTGACCGCCTTCATCCTTGCCAAGAATTGACCAATCGTTGAGCAATTCCTTGAGGGCATCCAGTTTTTCTAGGTTACCCATAACGCGCAAACGCCTGTAATCAATGATGTGAATCTGATCACCAATGCGACCACCAAGGACCATAACGGTGTAATCATTCTTTTCTTTTGTTCCAACCGAAAGGTCAACCCCGATACCAAGAGAATCAAACTCCGTCGCAATCTCCGCTTTGACAATCAGTTCTGGCGCCAACGACAACTCGTTTTGTCTGATGACTTGATTCATGTACTGGAACGAGAAAGCAATTGGAGCTTGTCGTTTCTTTTCTTTCAAGTAATCCAAGGACCACATCGATGGCCAATACGACATTTCATCCCCAGTTTTGGGATCGTTGATGATGGCAGAAAGCACGATTTGTAACCAATTATTCTGCGGGTTGAATGTTGTGGCATGAATGTCATCATGTCTAAAGCGCGTACCAAGACAGATCGCACGGCCACCTTCAAACATGGTGGGTGCAATCACAGCATTCCAGTTGTCCTGCATCTGTTTCCGGATGTCAGGGTTAGAGATGTCTGCAGCAGATTTGATGGCGTCATCGATGATGACCAGATGGGAACGCTTGGAGGTCACCGAGCCCTTGAGACCTGCAGCGCAGAGTGTAAATTGTTCCTCACCAGTGGTATCGATTCCTGCAAACTTGTGGTCAATAGACCAGTACTCATTACTGGTGACGTTTTTTAGAAGGCGTACGGTAGGAAAAACTTCTTGGTATCGTTTGCTTTCAATGATGCGTTTGATGGTTGCTGATTTGGAACGCGCAATATCAACCGTGTACGACAAGTACAGGATCTGTAACGGCAACTTGGCTGCTGTATGAACGCCAATAGCCCAGGCGGTAAACAGACCCAAGACTGTTGATTTGGCAGAACCACGGGGTGCCAGGAGATCAACGTTGGGTCCAGCAATCTTTCGCAGGCAGCTACTGTCTTCGTTGGTAACAAAGTGACGATGCCATTCTTTGTGGTGATCAGCCGGAGGTTTATCTGCTACGTACTCACAAAAAAATCCAAAATCTTCCCTTGCTTTCTCCAGGGATTCAAGATTTCGGGGGACACGTATTTGTTGCCTGCGTGCAGCCGCTTGTGCGTTACGACGGTATGCAAGATGTTGGTACGCAGGCACAATAAGTATCGTTCAGTGTATTACTGAATACTACCTCATTCTTTATCCTTGCTGTCTTTCTTTTGTTCCTTGTACTTACGCGCTTTATCCAATGCTGCTTTCCGTTTTTCCTTATCGGACATTTCGCTGCCGTCCTCCCTCTTGGCCTCCTTCTTTTTGAAGAGATCCAGGAGTTCTGGCGGCATCTTGTTTTTGCTCATCTTGTTTATTGGTTTGTAAAGCGGCAATGACCTTTTCCCCGTCAGCTACTTTATCGATGACAGGTGTAGGACGACGGAAACCAGTTACACGCTCACGATTCTTTTGAAGTTGACGAGCAACATCAAATAATCGTCCAGCGATATTTTCCCCGTATTGAGGTTGTGAAACTGGTTGCTTCATCCTTCAAGTTTACTTGGTCTATTCTTCGAGTTGCATATGAGCCCAGACGCTCATTGAGGCTTCTTCCAAAGGGACCTCAATTGGGTCATCTTTGAAGATGGTAAGAAGTTCACGAATGGCACGATCCGCACCAGCCATAAGCAAACCTTTGCGATCCTTATTGGCCGTGCTTAGTTCAACTTGTGCGATAGTTCCACGTAATTCTTTTTGCATACCAGCGATGCGTGCAACACCAGCATCGCGTTTAACAATACCGTCATCCACGTCCGCACGAAGCTTGCGAATATCTTCCTGCATCTCTTCGATTTCATTCAAAAGAACTGCCCTATGATCAGGCTTGGGATAGTTCTTTTGTACCCATAGATCACAACCTGCAATGCTTCCTGTGTAACCAAGGAAACGCGCATAAAGGTAGCACTCAATCACCGAGTAGTTTTCAGAGCAAAAACCCGTGAATGCTTCTTCGGTTGGTGCATCAAGATTATCGACCCATTGGCCGAAGATCTCAATATCGATATGCCCTTTGGGACTGATTGTAGTCTCGTGCTTCGTCTTCCTGAGCGAAGCGCTGGGCTTGAGCTGCTGTCTCACGTTGTTCTTTGCCAGAGGTTCCAATGGTCTCTCGTTGCTGAGCGCCTTCTTCCTTCATCTTTTCCTTGGTCGAACCAACGGAAACATCCTGGAAGATTTTAACGGCAGACGCAGCTTTACGAGCTTTATCCTCGTCAAATAGTAGATCGTACGGATCAAGATTTTCGGGTGTCTCCCAATCAGATGGGGTGCCCGTATACGGGGATGCCATTTTTAAACCTCTTCTTTACCTGAACTAAACGCTGACTCTTCCAGATTATCTTCTGGTTTTGTTTTTGACTCAAGCTTATTCTTGGCGTATCGATAAGCTACGTCTGCAGCCTGGCGATAACGATTGAGTTCAGCTTGTTCAGTAGAGCCAGCGTTATCGTCCTTCATGTGATCAGAAGTTGGTCATCATGCTGGCAAGACCACCGGCCATCACATCACGCTGACGAGCGCGGTTGGCTTGGGAAGCTTGGCGCATCTTGGAACCCTCAAGACGACCGATAAGGGTCTCAAAATCTTGAAGTTCAGCACGTGACATACCACCGCCGACTTCACGCTCAGCTTGAGCATCTACAAGCTGTTGTGCTTCGGTCTCACTCATGCCATCAGCCATGAGTTGAGCCTTGGTTTTCCTTGTACGGTCGTAAGCAGACGCAGGAATGCTGTAAGACATGTTTCCTTTAAGAGTTATAAAGATATTTTAGTACAAACAACTTAGAAGTTGAATGCACTCATGATGCTAGAGAACATATTTGAACCACGTTCAATATTAGCAATGTTCTTGTAGCCAGCATTAACAATGCCTTGAAGATCCAGTTTTCCTTTTACTTCCATACCTGTCACGGCAAGGTTGTTTTCATTGACAAGCTTTTGGCGTTCCGTTTGACCGGCTTGGCGAAGCTCTTCAAGCTGGCGCTGCATGCCCAGATTAGCTTTATCAAGACCTGCCTGATATTCAAGGTCAGTGACAAGCCCTTCGGGAACTTCCGAAAGAAAAGAGTCAGTGCCAAAGCCTCGTTCATCGAGAACACCTTCAATAATTTCACGAGTAGTATTTGCTTGAGACTGAGACTGAGCTTGCGCTGCCGCTGTCGCTGCAGCTCTAAACGCATCCTTAGCTCCCGAGCCTATTGTTATGTCTTTTCCCTGAGCTTTTTGTTGAAGCTGAGAAAAAGTGGTAGTAGGAACAGCAGATTGAATTCTTGCAATATCACCAGCGCCAAAAGTTTTGCCAACGTTAAAAGATTGCCCGGCAACGTTGATAGTGCTGCCTCCTCCTCCAGGGGACATAGCTCCTCCGGAAGACGCAGAGCCTCCGGAAGACATGGCTCCTCCTGAAGACGCAGAGCCTCCACCGCTGAATCCAGGGGGCAACGCAGAGCCTCCGGAAGACATGGCTCCTCCTGAAGACGCAGAGCCTCCGGAAGACATGGCTCCGCTGTTGCCACCCATATTGCCCATCGACATACCTAAATCCTCAACATCTTTTCTTTCATTATAAAATCAAAAAGTTTCCAAAAAATGCTTTGCGTTTTCTTCGCCATAATCAATAGTGATTTCTTCCCCTTCCCGAATGTTTTTTATCGCATAATGACAAATCATCTGATTAACTTTGTCAATCGTATAATCTGCGGTTGGCTCATAACTGTGATTGTAAAGACACGCACAGCCAGTGCCAATCAATAAATTTTCGTCGGAAAATCCATAGGTATAAATATTACAAGAAGGAGCAGAATCTGCCTCTTTCTTGGGAACCAAGAAATACGGAGTTTCTTCTAAAATCTCATATGGGGCGATATCTACAAGTGCAAAAACGCCCCAGCGATGCAAGCTAGATCTTTTTACACAGATCTTAAATCCACGAAAAAGATCGGTCTTCCATAAGGAGATCCCCGGAATTTGCATTTTGTTCTGTGGTAACAAAACAAATATAACAAAAAATAAACAGAAATAATTGCTCCGGGTATTGTGATTACCCTAAAAGCATCTCTGCAACAGTACTTGCTGAGCCAGGTCTAAATACTTTAAAGCCACGCAGTAATTCTCCGCTAGAACTACGTGCCATTGGCCCATATTGTGACTCCCATTCAATATCAGCTTCTGATTTAATCTTAGCTTGTCCCTCTGGTGTAGAGGCAAGACGCTTATTGATAAAAGATTGGAAGGGATCAGGGTCTTTTATTCCCATTGTCTTAGCAAGCCCAGATGCCTCTTGCCATTCCGCATCAGACATTGAACGACCAAGCAAATCTTGGTACGCCGTTTCACCAAGGAGTCTAAACCGCTCATAGTCAACCGGTTTAGTCATCAACTTGCCCATCAGCAAGTTGGGTCTGAAGTTGGTATAACCTCGATATTCTGATAAGAAAGCCTGAGCTTCACTGGGACTCGTCTCAAAAAGCTTTCTAGCTGTTTGCTTGAGACCCTTGCGTTCTTCTTTTGAAAGACGCGCTGTTTTGGCAGGGTAGTCCTCAAACATCGAATAGGATGTGTGATGACTTTCGCCTGGGTTAATACCAAATGTTGACGCCATATTTATTAAAAAATTACCTTAAAACCATTGTAAGATAAAAGGTTTAAGAAAACCTGTCAGCCATACCGATCAAGTAAGGACTGAATTTACCAGCGGTCATAAACCCTTGGCTGAAATCTTGTTTTTTATTCTGTTGAAAGATTGGACTCTGCATAAAATAATTACCTTCACGTAATGCAGCCATCTGATTTGCTTTATCCCGCTCACCAAGCCAAGCTGCGATTCCTACATCAGCAATCTTAGTTCGCCGTGCTTCTTCCATCGCTTTCTCGGCTGCTTGCTGCTCCATAGCACCACCAATTGCTTGGAAGCCGCCTTGTAAAGCAGTGGCACCTAGCATCCATGGACCTAGGGCTGCCATGCCAGCACCGGCACCGGCACCGGCACCGCCGCCAAGAAAACTAAGTGGTCCTGCAATACCGGCCATAACTGTTTACCTTTATATGTCTATTTTATCGGACAAATCCGTAATAGTTGGCGGAATTAACAGAAGGAATGCCCCTGCCAGCACCTGCTGCAGCAATTTGGATCTGTTCAGGTAGGTAAGTATTGCGTGCACGGAACGCGCCACCAATTGCCGCCGGTACATCTTTAAGGAAAGAACCGATAATTTGATTGCGAATACCCATTTCATTTGCTCTTTCTGATGCGCGTTCTTGATAAGCTAAATATTTATCCGCCATTGCCTCTGATCTTTTGGCTTGCTCTAAATCACGCATGCCTAATATTCCACCCATCACAGCAAAGCCCCTCATGTCTTCGGGTAACTTTGCCAGATCTGGATTGGAAGCAAAACTAATAAAATCAGACATGTAACTGCCTGCGATTGGAATTGTTCCGGTAGTTTGCTCGCCACCAAAACGCATCTGGTCCCAGATCGGGCCACTGCTAAAAGGTTGTCCTTGCGCAAAAGAAGTCATTGGTATCACCCAAAACGAATCTGAGGAGCTTGCATGATGGCGCCAGCGTATGGATTAGTTTGCAGAGCAGTGTTCGTAAGTTGAGCAACATTCTGCTGTGCGCCAAGGGCCAAGGAACCTGCTGTTGCCAAGACACCTTGTTGCATGTAGCCTTGGTTCTGTGTATTCATTAACGCTTGCTGACGAACAAGATCAGCATTCTTCATTTGATTGATCAAAGGAAGATTGCGTTGCAAGTTAAGGTATTCTTGATCAGAAGTCGCCTTGCTTAGATCAATAAGACTACTGGTATAAACACCCATGTTGTCACGATATTGCGTAGTGCCCAGCTCAGCCAATTGTTTGTTCATGGCCATCTGAGTACTAAACTCGCCCTCCTTGCCTTTGGTGGGCTCACCGGTAAGTTTTTGGCGAACAGATTCAGTGCCTGATGCGGCAGCGCCAGGGAGCAATGCGCCAAGGCCCATAAGCCCGTAACCTGCTACTTGAGCAACGGGATGTCTAATCATTGCAAGGCCCGTACCGACAGCGCTCAATGCGCTAGGAGCAAGAGCACCTAAAGCACCAGCAGGGCGACCTGCGTTAACCTCAGAAAGCGCAGTCGTCACACCAGGGATGACAGAAGCCGCTCCAGCCACAAGTGGTGCGTACTTGCCTAAAAACTCTTGAGCACCTTGCGCTCCTGTTTTTAATCTACCCGCTAACTGTTCACGAGCTTGACCCGCTTCCAAGCGTTGCTTACGTGCTTCAAAACGCTCTTGACGTGCGGCAGCTTCTCGATCAATAGGGCTTGTTGGTCCCTGTGGTAAAGGAAGCATTCCTTCCATTGGGAAGGCGTAATTGATAGCCATGCCCTCTTTTATAAATAGCTTTTATTTAAATAAATTCTATCACTGCATTATTTCATACTGACCGATGGTCGGTAGTTTTTGCTCGGTTGCTTTTGCAGCAAGTGCAGTGTTAGCTAAGTTGCCTGCAATAATGCCAGCACCCGAACCTAATGCAGCACCGGCTAAACCGCGCTTAAAGGAACCTCCCAATTTGGGAGCAGTACGTATCGCGGTAGCAGCACCAGCAATACCACCAACAGCCGTGGTGACGGAAGGAATGGTCACTGGATACCCAAGGAGCCGAGCCTCTGGTACGCCTTCTAAGTTTTCAGGTGTTGCTTTTAGGATGCCGAGGAATCCTTTGTCTTGATAGTAGTTGCGTAGGTAATTGCCGTAGCGTTCAGGTGTCAAGGAAGGAATATCTTTTTGTGCTTCTTCGTATGCAAGAGGACGTCCAGTGCGGCCAAGGAAAAAGCGTTCAAACAGTTCAGGTACGGGCTGTGTTGTTTCTCTGCGATCTTCTGAACCTTCCCCTGCATAGGCTTGGGCAAAACCCTTTGGCCTAAACATTTCACCGGGATTGGCGATATTGTATGCACCAGCAAGGGCTGTGGCGGGGACAACAACACTGGCGGTGATAAGACCTGTCTTTGTCGGTCCCAGGGCTTCGTATGCCTCTTTACCAATGGCCGCTTTAGCGCCTGCTTCCAGGATCGCAAGGGGGTGGTTGTAACGCCAATAGATGCCTCGTGTGCCGTCGTTCGTAAGGTCCGTCATCAGACGGGTAGCAAAAGCACCTGCAGCCTGCACAGGTGTTTCGGAAAGAGAAACACCTAGCTTCTTAAGGTTTTGGTGGTACTCACCACGAAGACCTGGAGCACTTTTGAGGATCGTTGGATTGCGTTCACCTTGCAAGTAAGCGAGGCGACTAGCTTCAGCGCTTTTGCTTGCACCAGTGAAAAGGTCATTCAGTAGCTGCTGGAACCCCATTACACCACGCCTCCCATAGTTTGTTGAATTAAAGCTTGATCTTCAGGGCTTAAGTACTGTGTCCAATTATTGCGTTGATTTAAAAGCTGTTGAAAATTTTCAGGGTCAGGCATTCCCGCCATTTGAAAATTAGTGCCAGGGGACAGGAGTTGTTCTTGCGCCAGGTTATTGACTAAAGTACGTTGCTCAACTTGTTGTGCAATTTGTTGCGACTGTGGTGCTAATGCTTGATTGCCGTAAAGCAAGTTACTTGCAACAAGAGTAGACCCAAGGGATGCCCCGATATTTGCCGTATTTTCTGCTGCGCCTTTAATCCAAGGTGTCTTCACATTACGTGTCAAAGCACGGGCTGCCATGGTTGCTGGGAAAGCAGCCGCTGCGTCCGCAAGGCCATAGGTCAATGCTGCACCAGGGCCTTCAAGCATGCCGAATCCCCCGGCCAGTAAGCTGCCAGGGAGAACGGACTTTGCAACATCGCCTGCATTGCGTCCAACAAAACTTAATAACCGTTGGAAAGACACCTATCTACTCTTTTTCCTTATTATACGCCTAAGCTTGTTCTAGTTTTTCTTTATCTTCTTCTGAAGGTTTATTAAGTAGTTGAGCAACAGACTTATTATCTTCCACCTCATTTAATGCGCGCTTCTCTGCTGATGCCATCATATAACCCTTGGGATCTGGGTTGGTCATCCGTGGCATTGGATTACTTGCTCGCTTATCCGGATTAACGGTTGGGCTGATGCGATAGGCTTCTACCCATACAGGAGAAAAACCTGGCTGGTCTTCAGGACGCAAGGTTGTTAACGCACGTCCTTCGTTGAAGTCATAGCTTTCGTTGCGCACAAAACGACCGATGTCAGCAAACACCTCATATTCTTCTGGTGTATCACCAACGAAGTTAAGGCCAGGGTTAAGTCTTAACTTACGTGTTTGAATGCGACGCAATAAGTCCGATTGCTCGAACCGACTTGGCATCCAAGGTGCCGCACCACTGGATGGTTTGGATGCAAAAGAATCGTCAAAGTTGACTTGACGTTTTTTAAGAAAAGGATCTTTTGCGTAATCAATATAACGATCTAAAGCTAAACGATGATCCTTTGCCATTACTCTTTATCTTTACGTTTTCTCAATCCTACCAACGTCTTACGAAGCCGTGCTTGCTTCACAGTTTTTTCATCGTACTCATCTGGATTGGATAGCACGTTTTCTTGGAGTTGAGCAGTGGTGATACCTTTACGCTTTGCTTTAGCAGTAAAGGCACCCTCCTTCATCTCCATACCTTGAATCCACTTTTTGTCTTTCTTTTTCTTTTCAGCCATGATCAACGACTCCGACGCTTACCAGCACGGCGTCCCGCTTGCGCCATAAGTTGTTGAGTCACAACTTCAAGACCAGAGGGAAGCCTTTGTGGTGAAAAAACAATTTTTTCTGGTTCAACTTTAGCAAGGGCTTGCCTTGTTGATTGCATCTCAGCGCCAACACGTTGCGGGTCAAGTGCTTGTAATTGTTGGCCGAGGTCACCAAAGCGAAGCGTCATGGGCTTCGAGGGTTGCTGTGTTGTGCCAAGTCGTGTTCCAACCGAGACTCCTGCTGGATATTGCTGAAGATTGGTCTCAGGTACCAGGTAGAATTCACGCGTAGGTCCAATGATTGGGCCGCCGGTGTAAAGAGGTTTGTTGGCTGGACTTGTGAGTCTACGTTGCTGTTCTGGTGTCTGAGCAGATTTAAGCTCAACAGAACCGTAATAAGCAGAAGGCCCTTCTTCTAAATACGTATCAACATCAACAATATCTTCGGAGCCGTAACCAACACGTTCACCTGTGGGTTTACCAGAAAGATCCTTGGGTGAGAACATAACATCCCTTGGCACAGGACCCGAAACCCTACGTGTAAGAGAAGGATCAGCTTGTGAAACACTCCGATAATTCTTGGGCATTAAGCCTTCTTGTTGTGCAGCAATGAGATCTTCGTTTGTAATTGGATAAACTTCACCGCTCTTACCAAGACTTACCAGGCGCCTTTGAGCTGCTGGATTTCCTGGGCGCCCAATAATACCTTGGACAAATTCGTAAGCAGTAGGTGACTCAAGAACAGGAAGTTGAATGCCCTTCTCTGAACGAAGCTCATTTTGAACACGGCCAGCAATACGCACGTTGGCTTGTGGAACCTGGACGCCTGCTTGGCGAGCAGCTTTGGCAACAGGATTTTCTTTAAGATTTCCACGACCTGCGGCCATGTTTAAGAAATTATTAATAGATTGAATACTCTCAGTAGGTACGCCAATCTTGCTCAGGTTTGAAGCTTCACGCTTAGCTTTTGTCAATTCGTCGTTTAATTGACGTTGTGCGCGGATCATGGCATCTTCCATATCAGCGCGACGAACGCGAGCGGCATAACTGACAGGGTTACCCTCTGTATCTTCAACCTGGAGAGGAGCCTGAACAATTTCATCGGTTGCCTCATAAACATCCGAAAGGAAGTTATAAGGTTTGCCGTATTGCGAAACGCCTTGTTTCCTGATTTGACCAACAGGTTGATTAATGGCTGCATTAAGTGCAGTCATTTCTTGTTCATAAGCATCGTTAGAAATTAACCCTTGCTTGAGCTGACGTTGCAGATTGCGCTCAGCGCGCTCAACGTTTTTAGATTTAGAAAGCAATCCAGGGATTGCTACGGGTTGCGTAGTAATGTAATCGGGGTCGTAAGGCTTGCGTCCAATTTTGTATAGATACTCACCGGTTTCCTCACCAGTATCCGATAAACGTGTTAAGTCAAGATCAGAAACAGTCAGGTTCGTAAGAGTTGGTTCAGACTCTCCGGGGGCAAAAGTAACTCCTTGTGCAATTTTAGTTTGACGACCAGCCTTTGTGGTGTAAGGGCTGTACTGAATGTTGTACACTTCATCAGGAATTTCTATGTCAGGTGCCCCACCAACTAGGCGCCCTTTCTGAGAGCCACGTCCAGATTGGGGAGTAATTACCTCACCCGTTGGCGCATCAAAGTACAATCCTTCCTGCAAGCCTTCTTGCACATATTTGCTCTGTCCAAGATCACCAACTGTTCTTTCGTAAACATCGGTTAAAGTACGACCGGTATCAATGTATTTTTGAGCTTTGATACGAAGCTCTGGCATTTGTTTACCAAAGGCTTCCGCGTCTGCAATTGCGCGTTCTTTGTTAACAAGGAAAGGAACTTCAACCTCTACTTTTTCACCTGCTTCTACGCGTCGGATAGTGTCTTCGTCAAGCATTTCGCGGAAGCGCTGTGTTGGATACAAGTTACCATCATTGTCGGCTTCAATGCGAGTGGGTATATCTAGGTCATACGCATCAATAGGCCGCACTTCTCGAGAGGGGAAATAAATGCCGGTATTAGGACCTGCGCGATGAAGCGTATCCCATTCTGTTGCAAATTTATCAATACCATATTTATATTGTTCGGAAAGCTTTTCTTGCTTAATTCGACGCGTCTCAAGGTTTTCTGTCTGACGTGTCAAAAACTCTTGTGGATCAGTTACAAGAGTTTTTCTAGAGGGGTCGACTGTTTCAACTACTTCAACACCTCCTTCAACTCCAAACAAGTCTTGCAAAGGATCATAATCACCCTCTTTAAGTTCAAGGACAGATTCTTTTCCTCCACGAAAAGAACGCCGTACTTCACCTGTGGGATTTACCAAGTCACCTGACACAATACGACCTGTGCGATCAACATCCGCATTTACAACGTTTAGTGCTCTAGCAAAAGCGGTTGGCCCTCCTTCAACAGTTGCAGCATTGTAAGAAGGATCCAAGAAGTCGCGGTTACCCGTATTTGCAAAAGCTTCGATGCGAGCATTGATTTCAAACTCAGGCAAGCCAGCTTCACTTAGTTGGCTAAGAGCTGGACTCACATATTGAGCTTTATCACGACGAGTTAGTTGAGCTTCTTTAATATCACGTTGTTTATTCTCAACCGTGTTCCTGTAATCTTGTTGATCAAAACCTGTGTCATTAGCTTTATTCTGTTGAGACACAACAGAAGGTGCTTCTTTTTGCTGAAGAGTTGTCAAATCAACCGTAGCTTGTGGAATTGCAGTGGAAGATGCTGCAATTTTTGAAGGAGCAGGCGCTGTTGAACGCAAAGAAGTTTCTTTGACCTTGGCAAGATCCGTCAGATTTACCCCCAAGGGGGCTTGTGGTGTTTTTTGCGCCTCTCGCCCACGCAATGCACGGACGCCAAGAAACCCACCACCCAAAATACCAGCGCCGGCAAGAGCAGCTCCCACAGCACCAAGGAGATTACCGCCTTGATCAGGGGCTTTGAGCTGATTACGGCGGAATTCCAGGACTTCTGGAGCCATTTGCGCCCTTTCTTCCGGATCTTCTGGTACCGGCACCCCGGTTGCACGGCTGTAGGCGTAAAAATCAGCGGGTGCTAGTGCCATGGGTCCTTTATTTGCTTATGTGATCCTGTTATTTGTATTTTAGGGTATTAAAACGCACGTAGATGCGTTAAAGTAGTAGCAGAAGACGTAAGAATACCCTGAATCTAGGGATTTAACACGAGATGAACCCTAAAAACCGGGCAGAACGCGTTGTTGCGTTAGATGCGATTACCGAAGAAGCAGAAAAGCTGGCGGCAAGTGGCGCTGATCCCCTTACCGTTAAGAGTTTTACGGTTGGCGCCAGGAAAGAACTAGCCGATCAACGGCCAGATGTGGAAAATTACTTTGATGCAGCCGTTGCCGCAAAGAAAGCAAAGAACAGTTTTTGATTTTAAGTAACACAAAAGTAAATTTACACACAGCCGGGGATAACACCCCGGCATTTTTGTCTGTAAATTAGGGTAAAACCTTAAATAACGCGACACTTTTTAGGTTTTGGTACGTTGTGATACAAAAGAAGGCCCCCTATAGGGTCAAAAAAGGATAAAAAATTATCTGAGCCTTCTCCAACACCCCACGCGTAGTGAATTGCGTATAGAAAAAAAGAAAGGTGTGATGGGTATATAAGTTATCGGGGGCTGCGCATCCGTACCACGCAGAGTACCATCGCATTCAACACCATGACAGAGCGTATGCAGCGTTTTGAGACAGCAGCGGAAGCACTCGTCGCTGGCCGTAAGGTTAGCGTACCAGTTCGTGAGCTGCCACAAGGTAACGTGCAGGCTTGGCTAGCCGAGCTACGTAGTTACGTCATCTTTGGTCACACTGATCCAGGAGATGAAGTGACTTATCGAGTGTACGTTACCGTTAAGGAAGGCCGAGCAATTGCTCAGGCCAAACTGACATACATCGATTGACGGTTACCTTTTCCCCTGGTGAGAGCCAGGGGTTTATGTAGCCCTCAATACCTGCTTCGTTTGATACGAATTCGTATCGCGCGTGCGGGTTTTAGGCTTTCCGCGGCACCGCTTCGCCAAGAATCGTTCTCGCGCAAGGGATCTCAGCGATTGCTCGTCAAGCTGGACGTTAAACGCAGCAGACAACTCGGCGGTCGGTCACGACCTTGGCATCCACACTTCAGTGGTGTAAGCCCAAGCTCACCCTACGGAGTAACACCGTGACCATCAACCCCACCAAGCTGCTCTCTCGCGAAGAGGTTGGCGACAAGATCATGCTCGAGATCCTTGATCTCCTTGAGTATGGTCATAGCCAGACTCTCGGTGAGCAGCACCTCCAAGTCATCAAGTCCTATGTGGACGAGATGCTGGAGAACAACTGATCCGTTAAAGCGGGTTGGGAGGTGCAAACCCTCCCACAGTTATTGCCCCCTGCGGAGATGGGCACCGCATACACGGAGAACATCTGTGATTGACCTGACTACTGGTTGGGTACCGCATCCTGGTGTACCTGGTGGTTTCCACCTGGTTTACATTGATAGCCTCGTTGGCGAGATCTCTATCGTCACTGGGCCCAAGGGCTCAGGACTGATGGCAGCCAACGATCCAGGCTTAGAGACTACGTATGAAGCGTGGTTTCCAGGTATGTGTAACCCAACAGGTTACCTAACACTTGCCGAATTGCAAGGCATTATCAAGTTCATGCGTCAGCGTGAGCAAGAGCAACTTGCTTGGCAAGATGAAGACTGAGTCCGTATAAGCGGCATTGGCAGGTGCAAACCCTGCCTTCAGTATTGCCACAATCCAGTGGCATCTTACGACACTAACTCATGACTTACTACGTCATCATTAAGCATCACGACGAATTCTCTCAGGCTTATCTCCAGGGCTGTGAGCAATCGTTTGATACTGAGCAGCAAGCTCAGTACTACATTCAAACATTTGAGGATTGGGAACAAGATCTCCTGGAGATTGACTTCAATCCTTTCTGAGTATCAGGCGTGATGCCGGGGGATCAAATCCCCCACTCAGCATTGCCACAATCCCGTGGCATTTACCTACACCACACTACCGTGATCAAAGGACAGAACGTATTTGCACTCATCATTATCCAAGCATTTGCCATGGGTATCATCGCTGGTCCTGTTGCTGCATACTTTATTGATAAGGCAACTGCCAAGCAATGCCTGACACATGATTGGCCCAAGGAGGCCGATCAAATCCACCGTGATTGGTGCATTGCCAACGGCTACAAGATCTAACTGACTCCTGCTCTAAGGGCCTACGGGCCTTTACTGCAGGACTCAACATCCTGTATCCATAGTCAATTCAATTCAACATCATGCTCTGCTATTACCCTTACGAAGGTGCAACCGAGCGCATCATCTGGCATGGAGGAGAATCAACCATGCTTCACTACCAAGTGCAGGTGGATGACTACAAAGGAGATCCTGATTGGATCGAGCGTTACTCCCAGACCATTATGGGAGGTATCCCTTGTGGTGCCAAAGAGTTGCTAACTGCGATGTCTGATTACTATCAGTACATCAGCACCATGCATCTCGATACCATGGCTGGGACTATTTTCTGATTCCTGCTCTAAGGGGCTTCGGCCCTTTACTGCAGGATTCAATTCCTGCTCCTATACCACACAACACAATGACTGCACTGAACATCCGTAAGAACCTTGCGTCAATCCTTGTCAATACTGCAGCAGCAGTTGAGAATGCCAAGATACCTACCAAGGCAGGCATGACGGAAAAGCTGAACGAGTATCGTACTCGAGCGGCGGCACTCATCATGCCGAACGACATGGCATTTATTATCCAACCTAAGCAAGGCAACTGATCATGCACCGTAATTACTTCTCTGACGCCTGTGTTGCTCTCGTTCTTGGCACTGGTCTGGGTCTACTCGCTTCTGTTGGAGTACAGAAAGTTCTCAATAGACACTACCAAGCAACGTGCCATGATCGACCAGGACACAATTTGATTTACGTCCAAGGATTCCTTGGCGATACGTACTACTGCATCAACAGTAAGTACATGAACTGATCTCTGCACTTAAGCCTTCTCATCCTTGTGATGAGTGGCTTTTCTGCAGGGTTCTCCCTGCATACACCACACGACACCACCAGGACTCAACCATGACTCCTAAAGCTGTTGAACATCTTCTGACCCAAGACGCTCGTCTGCTTGCCAGGAGAGATGCCCCTTGCATCGACCAAGAACTTGAGGCGCAGCGTCAAGCTGCTCTCGAGTTGTTCTTCGAGTGGCAAGACGGTATGCGTCAATTCCAAGACCTTGTTCCCTTCGTTGCCATCGTGCAGCGTAAGGTAGATCTCAACCGGGATCTGCTGCGGTGGGAACGCAAGCAACTGGAACAAGACTGACGACTACACTGAGGGGCTCCGGCCCTTCTCTGTAGTCCTCAACGAGGGCTACTACACCATTGCTACTACACCATGGCTATTAGCATTGACCACCACGACATCACGCAGGCATTACAAGAGTTCAAACTTGAGGTGACTGACTATTACCTCGAGTTTACTGACCAGTGCATTTATATGTACTGGGTTGCATGCCCCAGTGATATTGAAGAGTATTTAGCAAAAGGTGACTGGGCGTGTCTTGACTTCCAGATCAAAGGTACATGGAAGTCTGCTGAAGAGTTGTTCGCAGAACCTTTTACAGAACGTCCTTTCACTAACTGCCGTTACATCCTCGCCACTAACTGAAATGAAGACTATTTACTCCATGGGAAGAGGCAAGTACATCACACTTGACTCCTATCATTCTTACGGTGAGTCTCATGAGAATCGCCGTTGGTCAGTGTGCATTGCCCTCTTCTCCATCATCATCGCCACCATCAGTGCTACGGCACTTCTTGGCGTTGATATGACACAAGTCAATCCTCAACCTACCAAGGAGCAAATCAATGCGACTCGATGAACACACGCAGGTGCTTGAAGCACGAATCGATGGCTTGCTCAACAAGATCATCGAGAAGTACACCAAGCAATACGGCTATAACGATTTGGCATTTGACGTTGTCAAAGGCACAAAGTACTACAAGATTGTTCAACGTTCAATCAAACGAACGAACCTAGGTGGTGATGGTGGCTTTGTCCACGCATTCATCCACCGTCAATCAGGTGCTGTCTACAAGCCTGCATCATTTAAGGCTCCTGCTAAACATGTTAGATACAATCTACTTGATGACGTATCTTACGAAGTTTGTCTACGCTATGCCGATTGTCATGGCAGCTATCTCTATATGAAGTAGCGTCAATCACCTGGGCATCCCCACGTAAGTGAGGTATAAGTCCCAGGGTTTACTGTCCGTTCACTCAACTCAAGCAATGCCTGAACTCGATCCCAACTACAACGCTGACTTGCTTGATGCCATGGCTGATCAGTTCGAAGAAGAACAAGAAGCCATGCGTGAATCAATGCAATCACAATGGTCACTTATCGAAGATGACCATGGCAATTTTATTGGCTTTAGTGTACACAACACTGAGGAATACGATGACCAAGCCTAAGTACACACTGCGTCAAGCATGGGATGACGGTGACATCATCGTCATCCTGATCGCAATCATTTCAATCATCATCACTGAGTTTGCATCATGCTTCACCCCATCACCCAAGAAATTGCTTCAACCTTTGGCTACGTCCCCTTCACCGAAGAAGAAGGTCAGGAACAGTTCCAAGCAGAGTGCGACTTCCAAGACGCACCTAAGGGAGCAATCCCCTGCACTGGAAATGTCTACAGAAACAAGCGAGGAATCTTGCGTTGTTACTGGATCCCCGTCTACGGAGACAAGCAAGCCGAAGGTTGGTACGACATCCCAAGCAACGAAGA